GCTTTATCCAGATTCATGCCTATTTGAGCCAATTTTTGCCGTTCCTGCTCTGCTTTGATTGTTTTTTCGATCGCAGCAACCAACAACCCAATTCCGGCAATCAATAATCCAATACCGGTAAGCATCAAGGCCTTTGAAAGGACGGCTGAAATTCCCAATTGAACATTCAAAAATTCCTGTGCCGCCGTCCATGCCTGCGTCGCCTTGGTCACCACCGCAATCCGAAACGCACTGGTTTGGTGCAGCATCTGCATGGTCATCGACAAGCCGATCGTGATCGACATCGCTGCTTGCAGGTTTTTTTCTATTTTTTCTAAGTCTTCATTTTTTGAGGCAAAAAGTGACATCACGCCTTGTGCTGCGGTGAATGCACCACTCACGGCCATCACGCCTTCACCCAATGCCTTTGCTCCGGATCCTCCGTGCGTCAGCTCCGTCTGGATCGTCTGCATTTTTCGATATACAACGCCGAGCCGTTGTAGTTCCGCCTCTTTTTGTCGGTACATTTCCGTATCTTCCTGCCCTGCCAGCATCATCTGTCCCATTTCGTTACGGATATTCATCAATTGTTGCCGCAACGATGCAAATGAAACACCTGTTTTCTCGGCTTGTTGTTCCAACGCCAGCAACACGTTTTTTTCTTCCACGAGCGCAGCTTGTGCACTGCCAAGATCGGCCTGTATGCTTACTTTCTGTGCGGGTGATGCCGTCTTGAGTTGTTGATTAAGGCTTGCAATGTCTAATTTGATCTGTTCAATGGCTGCCTTCTCTTCAATGATGCGTTCCTTTAGCGCCGTTGCCGGCATCGACAATGATTCGGAGGCTGCCGTGGCAGTTTTTCTCGTGTTGCCCAAGGCGTCGTTAAGCAAGTTTTGTTCCTCTGCTAATTTCTGATAGGCAGATGAATTTCGTTCTCCGGCATTCGCCAGCCCAATCATCATCTGGGTTACTTCCTTCAGGCGCGATGCAAGTTGTGCCGTCACCTCGTTGAGTTGCGCCGTGTCGGCCGATACGCCATTGAGCGCTTGTTGCTGTTGCTGCAAGGCTGCCCGTTGTGCTTGCGATTGCTGCAGCACGGAATCGATGAGTTCCTTATTGCTCGTTGTCCCCGCACGCTTTGCCCTGGCATCTACCTGATCAAGCATGGCCGTGGCCTTATTAATGACCGCTTGCTGTTGTTCAATCTTTTGTTGAATTTCCTGCGCGGCACTCTCCGCCACGGAGGCCGTGTTTTGCAACGACGCATCCACTTGCTTCGTTTGCTGCGTGATATTCTCACGCATCAGAAATTCTATTTCAACCGGTTCAATCGAGGCCATGATTCTTCAAATTATAACGTTCCATTTCTTACTTCCCGCTCAAGAATTTTAGAAACTCTTCTTCATTGCTTGCCCGCTTTTCCTTTTTCACATATTTGGGTAAATCGGCAACCATCAGTTGCAATGCCTGCCAGTTAATTCCCCACATCACTTTGTGCAACGACCACCCTTTTGTCGCCTGCACAATTTGTAATATCATTCCGAAAGGGCTATGAGATCCTTCATATTTGGTCTTTAACTCCCTTTCACTGCTAGCCCCATCTTCTTCGTCATCAACATCGCCGATAGCAAAATGGTAGTATTCCGAAAATCCGATACCCGCGACAACGTCACGAGCTTAAATGCAGCTTCGATTAAGAAGATCGGGTTGACTTTCCAAAGGAGAAACCATGCCACAATCGACGCCAAACGCCCCGTGTAATATCCTCTCACAATGCCCATGGCAACGATTTTTGCAACGGTTTTTCCATGCTTTTCCATGAGTTCCAAGTCTTGCTCATTCGTGTTCATTTTCACCGTTTCCGTNTCGACNTCCATGGACAACCAAAGTCGCGAAATGCGCATCAATGTCCCCCAGCAAGGTCGTCGTATGACGATTCGAATCTCCTTTTTCCCGAACACTCTTAACAACATAGGCGCAGGCATCGGAATGCTCACGCCTATGTCGAGAAGGATCTCGGAAGCTTGTTTTTGAATATCAAAATCAATGGCCTCCATATTATGTTGATTAAGCGGACGGTGTACCTCCGATGGTGTAAGGTGCAGTAACTCCATCGGTCGGCAGCAATACTGTCATGGTGAAATCAATACCTACCACATTTTTACGGTCGATGCTCCAATTCCAGTTAGCAACCATTAACATGCGAGGAAACGATAATACCTTTCCTGTTTCAGTCACAACTTCTGCACTGACCTCAATAGTGCTCGATACGCGAGGAGGCGTCCATACATCTGCCGGAGGAGTTCCTGTTACAGTACCGCCAAACATACGTACGCAATTGGCCGTATCCAATTCCATGAGCGTTCCTGCAATAGTTACTTCTCCTTCCTGATCCTTTACAATCATTGCAGGATAATCAGGGGCTTGAGCAGCATAGAATTTATTCAACGTCGGTTTTGCCGAGGTGAACTTTAATGTATCATTCTTGATCTGACCCAGTGATTTCAGGGTGTCAGTCCCTGATAGTAATTTAATTTTTAGGGATTTTACCCCATAATCCATTGTTGCCATATTGTTTTAAATTAAAGAGTTTGCACTTACAATTTCAGTATCATTTGCTTCTTCAGTCGTTTCAGTCTTTTCTGCTTCCACATTTTCAGGTGTCGGAGGAATAGCCCCTTTCATTTCAGGAGTAGCGGGTTCGTCCCTTTTCACACATTCCACCGGTGCATCGGGAGTTCCCATCAACGAATGATGACGTTTTGCGTCTTCTTCGCTATACCATGCCACTCCGTCCGTTGTGAAGTAGAATTCCGTAATAGTCGGATATTTCTCAAATAAGTTTTTTGCGTCCATTTTTTACAGTTTTATAAAGGGTTTAATCAGTGGCCATGCCATCCGGATGCCTATATAGGATAAAGCGATAATACCTACCCACATCAATAGTTTCACCAAAAAACTCATCGGTTTAGGTACCTCCACGGGCACTTTCTGAACAATGAGCTTTTCCCGCACTACAATGCTGTCATGTGCTTGTATGCGAATAGTATCGCGGATCGTTTTAATGCGGATTTTAATCCCTGTTGCGTCGGTTTTAAAAGAGCTTGCAAGCCCTGCCGTTTTCGTTTCGTCGATGCTTTTTATCACCACAGGGTTGTTGCGGGTGGATTTGGTTGTGTCCGAAAAGGTTAGATGTATAATGTCAGAATCTTGTGGAACTGCTACCGACACCGTTCTATCTGTCACCTTCGTCAACGTGTTGACGGGAATTTGTGTAACAACGCTTGCCGTTTTGCATCCAGCCAAAAGAATGGCGCTGATCATTAATAATCTAATTGTCTTCATTTTGAATGTCCTGTTTGATCTGTTGAATGATATGTTCCATGTTTTGATGCGTGATTTGATCGAGCTTTTCGAGAATTTTGCGTTGTGTGTTTCTTAGTTTTTGGATGTCCTTTCGCAGCGCAGCTAATTCTTCTCTCATACTCATATTTAATTGATCGGATGCCTCTTTTTCTTGTCGCCAAGTTTCAATCAACACTTTGATGTTTTCAATTTCCACTCGGTCGGCTTCCGCCTTCTCGCGTCGGCTCTTCGAGGCCATCGTCAGTATGCCATACATCAACCCGCTTGCGCCGATAAATCCTCCAATGGTGTCAAGCAACGAACTCATTTTTGCAACTTTTCAAACACCGATAAAACACTCTCGCCTCCGCATAGGCTTGCAAATGTGATGATCAACGTATCGTTGAGTTGCGCCCCGAAAAAATGAGCAATGGTCATAATGGTTAAAACAACGAACGCCGATACCGCAATCACTCTTTTATGACTGGTATCATCCGACGTGCTCAACATATTTTTGAAAAATTGCTTCATCTTGCTTCTATTTTTAGGGCTGCTCACTGATAAGGCATGTACTTTGTATTCCCTTTGTCAACAAACGATCGCAACACTTCATTCCGATTGTGCGTCGGTGAATAACTCACATGCACCCAGTCCGGATTTTTCGAGTTTCCACGTTCCCAGATTAATTGATCAAATACCAATTTCTCTTTGATGAATTCAAACAAATCAGCAGTGGTGTAGCTTGCATTAGGAGTTGCTTTGATGTCCATAGCTTGTCCAAGGCAATGCTGCGAGTTGCTTGCGCCNCCNACTTTTGCATTCACTTCTTTCGAGCGAAAAAAGGAATCAATCTGAATCGGCTCACTGATGTANGTACGCAGCGGTTCAAACACCTTTTCCGCCAATAGCTCCATGTCTTCCAATTGCTCTTCATCGGGCATATTTGGCAATCCGGTGGCAGTATGCGTTGCTTCCGCCCAACTGATATGTTCTGATATATTGGTCATCGTAATGGATTTCAAAAAATAACTGCCGACCGGTTACCCAACCGGCAGTTAATCACACGAAAAAACAGGAGGTTATGCTATTATGCTGAAGGACTCTGTACAATGACAGCCACACCTTTAGAGTCGTTCCTGCGGATACGTCCGCCGGCTCTCAACAGGTAGGAATAAATATCTCCGTAATAGGTCGGATCAGCAATGCGCTCAAAGAAATTCACCGTGCCAATAGCGCGTTCCACGCTGTTGACATGCCAGAACAAAGCAGCGGCGTTGTCGGTGGCATTGCCTGGCAGTGTCCAGTCAAGAGGAGCACAGCCTGTTCCAACTCCATTGTCATATTTTAATACTTTATCACGTTGGAAAATGGTGAAGTTCATAAATTTACCGATTGCGCCGGTTGCTGGATCGACGAGAGCCATAAAGTCACGATATTGGGTAGGGGTCATGCTCGATAACAATTGATCGTACATATCAGCGTCCAACAGAGCGTAACGGTCTGAAGTCGGTATATTTTGTTTATTAAACAGTTTATTTACTGCTCTAAAATCATTCATCGTTAGTGCCATCCGGTTTCCGGTTGCACCGTCGAGATGAGCCGGTACGGCAGCGCCGCTGGTGCGCAAAATAGATATTGGATTGGTTGGTGCCCAATTGCGCAACATATCAAGTGCTACGGCCTGATTCATATTGCTACGCATTTCAGCCGTTACAGAGGTTCTTTTGTCATACGATAATTGAACTGTATCAGCGTTTGAAATCAAAACCGGATCGGTTGTAAATTCATTTAGTGAATAAGTTACATCCACATCGGTTCGTTGAACAATCACGCCAGGCAGTGTGGTTCGGTTCTTTGTGGTACCTACTGCAGCCCCTGCCTGCGGGATGTGAACGACCTTACCGGCTAACACATATTGATCCGCATTGTATGCGAATTTTAAGAATGAGTTGTCCGCAAAAAGGGAAGGAACAATATCATTTTCCCAGATCTCTTTCTGAACGGCCATCCCAAAAGCGCCCGAAGGCAATCCTGGCATAAATCCTGACAGCAATCCGATACCTACACCGAACACCGCCGGAGCGCCCATGGCAACCGCAAGTAAGGATGCCACCACAATGTTAAATAACAACAATCCAATCTTTTTCATACCTTAAAAAATATAATTTACAAATTAATAATGAGCCTCATATCATCACATCATCCCTTCGGAAACTTCTCATCAAACTTCATTTGATACAACTCCGGATATTTCTCCTTAACAAGTGCCAGTTTCCCTGACTTATCCAACTCATCCCAACTCTTTGTGCTCAAATCAGCCAATTCGGTGACTCCCTTGTTGTTAATTTTTCCGGCAATGCTTTCGCGTTTAGGAATCAATTCCAGCGCTTTTTTTGCGCTGTCAAAATCCAAATCAAAGAGTTTGAGATATGACTCCATGGCATCGGCAGCGATCCGTGCGTCTTTTACGGCAGCTTCAACAAGGGCTTTGGCTTCTGCCTTCAGTGCAATTTCCTTTTCTTTGGCAATCTCGGCCAATTTTGTTTCTGCATTTGTCAACTTTTTCGTTGCTTCGGCCAATTCTACCTCAAGGCGTCCTGCTTTTTCCTGAATTTCCTTCACGACGGTGACAAATTCAGTTTCAACAGCAGTTTCAGCGAGGTTCAATAATTTTGCAAGTTCTTTCATTTGATTTTCTGTTTTAAATGTGGGTTTTTTGCCTTCAAAAAGGCTAATTATGTTTGCTTGAGTCATCTCAATTTTGTTTCCTGCCTTGTCATATAATTGTACAAAAGCATTTTTGTTGGATCCAATAGCAACAGGCGATGCCTCTTTCAGGATCCATCGGGTAATGGTTGGCCCTTCTTGATTCCCAATCTTTAAGGTGGGATCGTCTGAAAACTCAAGTGGCAAAGCGCCAACACTTGCCATGTTGATATAGCCGTTTTCCATCTTTCGTGAAATCATGGCCGCCACCGGATCGGATTCGTCAAAATTGGTGGTTCCGATCAATTGATCATTTTCAATGTGTACATCGTCCCATTTGCCAATAGGAGGCTGAGTGTAATCATGTGCGTTCAGCATCACGGGATTCTTCATAAATTCCGACAAATCACATCCCGATGTCAATAGCCTGAATCCATAGCTATTCACCGAATCATCTGACAATACTACTTTTTTAACACATGCCATATTTCTGCGTTTATTTGAAGCAAAAGTGATCACTCTTTTCTTCTATTCCAAAATGTACTGACGTTATGTCATTGTTACCTGACATAATAGCAGTATTTTTATTCAACGTGCTGTTTTATTACGTATTTTGTAATTCAATTTAAAGGCTTTTATCATTTTGCAAAATGTAACAACATGGCTAAAACCCGCACCAAAAATGAGCTGTCTCAAATTCGTGATTATGCACAGCTNCTTTTTGTCAATCAAAAGTTGACACAGAAGGAGATAGCAAGTAAAACAGGCATCTCGGAGGTGACGATCTCCAAATGGGTGAACCTCGGCAAATGGGATGAATTGCGCAAAACGATCTCCGTCACCCGTGAAGAGCGGATGCGTTCCACCATCAACCAACTCACGGAGCTCGACAACCTGATTAGCTCGCGTGAAGAGAAATATCGGTTTCCCGACAAGAATGAAAGCAATATCCGCCGTCGTTTGGTTTCCGACCTTGCTGCACTCGAAAATGAATGTGGCCTCACCGATGTGATCAACGTCTCCATCAAATTGCTCGAATGGCTTCGTCCTGTCGATCCGGCCAAAGCCAAAGAGATAAGCCAGCTCTTTGATAGTTATATAAAAGATCAACTCCGTTAGCATGAAACCAGGTGAACGTTCAAGTTTAGAAAAATGGAAACACTACCGCCAATCACTCCTGAGCGATTCCGGTGTCGATCTTGCCATGTCCGAGGCCGAAAGAATGAAGCATCGTACNTACCTCGAATCGCACCCNTTGGAGTGGATGAAGTTCTTTTTTCCAAAATATGCTTCCTCTGAATTTGCTCCCTTTCATGTTAAATTCATCAATCGTGTGTTGGCCTCTCCTGAATGGTACGAGGTTGTTTCCTGGAGCCGTGAACTGGCAAAGGATACCGTCACCATGTTTGTCATTCTCTATCTTGTTCTGACGGGCCAGAAGAAATTCGTCGTGCTGGTGTCATCGAGCGAGGATGCTGCCATCGATCTGCTCATGCCCTATATGATCAATCTCGAATCCAATCAACGCCTGATTGCTTATTATGGCCAACAAAAGAGTTTTGGCGATTGGGAAGAAGGCAATTTTTCAACGCAAGGTGGAGCGAAATTCATCGCCCTTGGAGCCGGCCAATCGCCGCGTGGTAAGAAAAATGAAGAAGTGCGCCCCGATTGCATCATTGCGACCGACCTCGACACCGATGAAGATGTGCGCAACGTGGCCACCGTTAAGAAGAAATTCGACTGGTTCGAGCAGGCGTTATTGCCAACGCGTTCCATCAGCAAGCCGCTGTTGGTGCTGATCTTAGGCAACATCATCGCGAAAACCTGTTGTGTTACCCTGGCGGCGCAAAAGGCCGATAAACATGACATTGTCAACATCCGCGATAAAAATGGCAAAAGCACTTGGCCGTCCAGAAATACCGAAGAGATGATTGACCGCGTATTGTCAAAAATCAGTACCAAATCTGCTCAGCAAGAATATTTTAACAACCCACTTTCCGAAGGCGACACCTTCAAAGAAATCACCTGGGGCAAATGTCCACCGCTTGCTTCACTCCCATTTGCCGTAATCTATGCCGACCCGTCAACGAGTAACAAAGACAAACAGAAATCGGGGGGTAGCTACAAGAGTGTGTTCTTGATGGGCTATAAAGAGGGTAAATTCTACATTTATAATGGCTTTCTCGATCAAGTGCCGAACGCCGAGTTCGTCAATTGGTTCTACGCCTTACGCGACTATGTCAACAACAAGACACAGTTGTATATTTATATTGAAAACAATACCCTTCAAGATCCATTCTATGAGCAGGTGTTCATCCCGCTTTTTGCTCAAATAGGCAAGGAAAAGGGATTTCTCAGCATCACCCCCGACACGCGCAAAAAGCCCGACAAATTTGTCCGCATTGAAGGGAATCTGGAACCGCTCAATCGCAATGGTCAGTTGATATTCAACATCGACGAACGCGACAACCTGAACATGCAGCGACTGGAGGAACAGTTCCTTTTAATCAATCCACAACTCAAATCTCCCGCCGACGGTCCCGACTGCATCGAAGGTGGTGTGTTTATACTCAACGAAAAGCGTGCACGCCTTTCGCCTGATTCATTATTTGTAGGCAGAAAACAATCAAATTCTAAACGTTATTAACATGTTACGAAAACTCAGGTTATCAATTGCAATTTTGAAGCTTCGTTGGCACGCGTCGCCTTTGAAGAAACAACGTGCCATCAAACAAGCAATTAAACAAAACAGGATCAACGGACAACGTTACCGCGTCTTCTTCATTGGCGGTCGGTTTCGCGTTTGGCAGCGCAACGACATTCGTCGGCTACGCAACGAAGGACTTTTCAAAAGTGAACTTAAGCCAGGCGTTGATTTTGATAAGATCGCCATTTTTGACACTTTAAAAAGCAAAAATCATGTTCCTATCCAATGATGAGTTGAAAACCGTTCTCTACGCCGAGAACATTCTCGCCGTGTCAGGCGGAGATGATACCCTTGTCACGGCTGCCATTCAGGGCGCCATTGCCGAGGCAAAGAGCCATTTGTCACGTTATGACAAAGTCGCGCTGTTCGACACGCCCACCGGCGATCAACGCAACCCTTTGTTGCTCATTTTCGTAAAGGACATCGCCGTTTGGCATTTCCTCAACTTGGCAAACCCCGGTACTTCACTTGAGTTTAGGCGGAGTCGTTACAACGCCGCTATTCAATGGTTGAAAGATGTTAATGGCGGGGATGCGGATGCCGATTTTCCGTTGTTGCCGGTTGGCGACAATGGCGGTGGTACGATCTTTTACGGATCGAACCCGAAGAGCGAAAAACATTATTAATCTTCAGAAATTATGGCAAATGTAACTGTAAAAAAAGGCAAAACCGGTGATCTCTTAATCAATCAGATTTTGGTGCGCCCGTTGTGGCGCATGAATTACGACATTGAAAAATGGCGTGAGGCGATCAAGATGGCTGACCTCGACCGGCGTCAATATCTCTATCGCATCTACGACGATATGATGTTAGACGGAGTTCTTAGTCGATCCATTGAAAAACGCATCGAAGCCATCACCAATTCGGAATTGATTTTCACGGATAAGAATGGGAAAACAGTGGACGAAATCACCAAATTGATCGACACGGACAAATTTGAAGAAATGCTGCAGGAAATTGCCCTAACAAAGTTCTGGGGCACCACCTGTTTGGAATTCGATTTTGCCGACGGGTTCAATTTCTATTCGATCCCGAGAAGGAACATTCGTCCTTCTGCAAAAGAAATCGCCTTAGACGAAAACGACCAATTCGGTGTTCCCGTTGCCGATGATGAGAACATCATCTTTTTTGGAAAAGATAAAGACATGGGAATCCTCATGAAGGCTTCTCAATATGTCATTTACAAACGCGGTGGCTTTGGCGATTGGGCACAATATGTCGAACTGTTCGGGATGCCACAACGCATCGGTAAATATTCCAGCACCGACCCGCAGAGTCGCGCGGCTTTGATACAGGCGTTCGAGCAAGCTGGATCTGCACCGTTTCTCGTGGTTCCAAAAGATACTGAAGTGGATACAGTGCTCAACAAGGGCGTTGGCAATAGCACGCTCTATGATTCATTTCGGAAGGCTTGCAATGAAGAATTGACCATCTGCATTTTGGGAAACACGCTCACCACCACACAAGGAGATGTAGGATCACAGGCATTAGGCACCGTACATGCCGATGTGGAAGAGGCCGTTCATAAAAGTGACCGTCGCTTTGTTCAACGCATGTTGAACTCCAAGGTTTTGCCACTGCTTGAAAAACGTGGCTTTCCTGTGTCCGGTGGTTCGTTCTCCTTCCCTGAAGTGGAGGAAGAGTTAGCCGTTTCCGATTATGTCGCTTTGTCGGCCATCATGCCGGTACCGGTGTCGCACTTGCAGGAACGATTCAATATTCCTGCACCAAAAAAGAATGAACCCATCGCAGGCACCAGAATACCGGAACCACCGAAGGCCACCCCCAATCCCTTGAACAATCCAAACTCGCCGGATCAGGCAAATCCCAATCCGGATGCGCCGATTGATCCGACAAAACAGAATGAAACGGACAACAAACCCCCAATAATGGCGGTTAAAAATGACGATGATCGAAATTTGTTGATTCGCCTATTCGATTTTTTCGTCCATCCCCGGCAAAAGACCGGGGATCCTTTAGCCTTTTGATGCAAGAGTTATACACCGGCTATCCAATTCCACATGTTCATTTACATGAATCTGAATTGCTGCCATCTGCCATTCCGCAAATTGCTTTAGGAGATGCAAATGCAAGTGTCTCCATCGAATCCATTTTCATGAAGGCGCTTCAACAGATTTATGACGAAAAGATTGATGTCAAAACCGAAATTCAACCTGATTTGTTCCATTATTCGTTCGATCATCTTTCAGAGGCGGTTGATAAAGGAGCAAAAGTCGAATTTGGCACGCCAAACGAGGAATTTATCAATCAATTGAAAACAAGCCAAAAGGTTTTTGCTGCGTTCAAAACACATCGCCAACAAAATGACATTGCAAAGCAGCTTTTGAACGAAAAAGGTGAATTGAAATCGTTCAACCAATTCAAAGAGGATGTGCAACCCATCATTGGAGCTTATAATCAAAATTGGTTGAAAACAGAATATGATACGTCGGTCATTCGTGCTCGCATGGGAACCAAATTCAAACAATTTCAGGCGGAGATCGATATTTATCCGTCGCTAAAATGGTTACCAACCACATCGCCCGATCCACGCGAGTCGCACCGGAAATATTATGGCATGGTTTTGCCAATCAATCATCCGTTTTGGCTAACGCATTTCCCTGGCAATGAATGGAATTGTAAGTGTGGAATCACCAACACCGACGAACCGGTATGGAAACATATTCCTGGCGACGTACAAGATGATCCACCTCCNGGATTGGATGGAAATCCGGCCATCACNAATGAAGTGTTCAGCAAGTCACACCCCTATCGAACGGAAGCATATCCTGGCGCGGACAAAGCTGTCAAATCATTTTTGAAAAAACAGNGTAAATGATGAAAGGAATAAGAAATGAACGTGGCTCAATTTAAGGCGCTGATGGATTCCAAATCGGCGCANATCAATAAGTACATTGATCATGACCTGCCGATCCATGTTGGCAAAATCGCCGTTGACCATTATCAGGACAACTTCCGAAAGGGAGGTTTTGTTGACGAAACGCTCCAGAAGTGGCAGCCATCTAAACGGTTGCTGACGAAAACACAAGGAGCGCAATATGGCACATTGATGTCCAGTCGGCAAGAACTATTCAACAGCATTTCATACATTCCTGGCGAGGGTCGTGTTACAATCCGGAGCGACAAACCCTATTCTAAAATTCATAACGAAGGAGGCACCATCAATCAAAACATCACCATAACCCCCAAAATGCGTCGATTTGCCTGGGCAATGTATTACAAAAATGGAGGTGAAACGGTTCCATCGGGTGAAGAGGGGGCAGTGGGTAAGGCAAAAGGAATGGGCGGAGCTGATGTTTGGAAGGGATTGGCCTTAACGAAAAAAACAATGCTTACGCGCACCATCGTCATTCCGCGCCGGCAGTTTATCGGTCAATCCATTGAATTGAACAAAAAGTTTCAAGCGCGCTTCAAAACCGATCTTGAAAAAATTCTGTTTGGCAAATAACAGCGTTCAAATTCTTACTATCTACCAACTATGATCTACTAATTTTCATTATTATGAATAAACAAATTTATCTTGCCGTCGGCGCCCGTCTTCAAAACAAGGTGGAAGTCCTTAAATGGATCGGGTACGACTTTGGTCAATTCGATGTGGCCTATTCTGATGTCGATCGTCCGCCGGTCGTGTTCCCGTGTGTGTTAATTGATATTTCATATCCCAACACTTCCGATATCACTGCACAATCGGGCGATCAGCGGCAATTGGTTAATGGGCAAATCATCCTCAAAATTGCTTTCAATCCGTTGTCCGATCGCAGCAACATGCAGGCGCCCGAAGCCGATAGGCTGGCAAGTCTATCACCGCTCGACACCGTGGCAGCTATTCATGCTGCCTTGCAAGCCTGGGATGGTTCCACTCCCACAACGCCCGCGCTCTTTCGACAACTCAGCCGCCTGCGTGCGGTGCCTGTTCCGCGCCCTGACGGCATCAAACTCTACGAAGTGACTTACGCTGTAAATTTTATCGACACCCCATAAAAAAAGCCCCAAATTTGGGGCTTTTCTTTATTTAAACAATCGAATTTCTCCGGCATCATATTCTCCTTCTCGGACAAATCCACTGCCTGTGGTGCATATGTATTTCCCGTTCTGAATGTCGGAAATGACCATTTGTTTTCCATCAG